CCGCGAAACGCACGGCATCGGCCCGCGATTGCTTGCCGCCGCGCTCATCTCTCTTTACGCGATACAGCGGCATGGGGCGCTGTTGCAGCCCGTGCAAGTGCCCGGCACCCGCTCCAGCTGCTGCCACGCCCTTGACGCCGCGAACATCAGGTGCCCCCACTCCCGCTCCTCTTTCGTCGCCCGCCGTTTGCCAGCGAAGCCCGTCTGCGACATCTGACAGGCGAGCATCGCGACCATCGCTCTCGCCTGATCCCAGGTCCGAGAGTAGCGGAGCTGGGGACGCAGCTCGGTATCGAGGGAAAGCGGATAATTGCACGGCCGCAATGGTGTATCGTCCTCCTCGACGGCGACGCCTGGACGGCGATATTTGTAGGGCGTCTGGCCGTCAGGCCCGGCTAGCACCAATCGAGCCAGCCGCTCCAACTCGCTCCGCGACACGGTCGTGTCGGCAAACTCGTTGTAAGCGTACCCCACCCCGCAGTCCGTCTCTTTCAGCCCACTCATGTTCGTACTCCTATTCCTGACCACCTCGCCCCTACGAGTCACTGCGACTCGCATCTACTCTCTATACTACTCGGCTGTAGCTACAGTGTCAATACCTCTTTTCGGTTTTTTTCTGGATTTTTTTCGCCGCCTCGCGGGCCGCGAAACGCACGGCATCGGCCCGCGATTGCTTGCCGCCGCGCTCCTGTTTCAGCCAGCGCTGGATCAAATCGAGGTCCGCGAGGACCGATGGTTCCAGCCGAAATTGCCGGGGCGGCGTGGCGTTGGAAGACATGCGACTGGCTCCGTAGTGATCGTGTACCTACGGGTATTATCGTTGTCTTGTATGAATTGTCAAGTCTTTGCGCCAGTCCACCTCCGCTTGCAGGGTGTCGATCAGCACCAGCACTACGGCGAACTTGCGAGAACCACGCGGAAGCTGCGGGAAATCCGCATGGCGATCCGGCTGTCAGTGCCACGGCGCGGGTATAGTCAGAGTGCCAGCGCGTTGTCAATTCGCCGGAGCTCAGCAAGATGCCGGACGCCGCAAGGGTGGAGTTGTTTGGCGACTGTTTCGTAGTGCTGCGGACCGACGGTTTCTTCTGGTCTGCTCAGGGATGGGTAGCGGAATGGACGCAGGCCCGCCAGTTTGGCGGGCCTGGAGATCCTTATGCTGACTGTCTTGCCCTCGTCACCCGCCTACGCGATGGCGGCGATTGTTGCCTGCCCTACTACATACCCCGGCAACTCACCGCTCCGGAAATCGTAATCGCTTAGATCCCAGGGGTTCTCTTTAGGTCGGAGGGTGGCCGGCCCGTAGGCCACATACCGCGGCCGCCCGCCGGCGCGGAGGTAGATCTGCACATGGACGATCGCGCGTAGTTGGTTGAAGCGCTGGACGACTATCCAAATGGAATCGACGAGCCAACCGATCGCGGCCTTGACGCGGCGGCGAATGTCCTCCTCCTGGTCAGTGCCGCGGACTTTTTCCAGCAGGTCGATGGTGCTTTGGACTTCCGCCAGTGCCTCTGCACGGCCCGTCGTACTTTCCAGCTTCAGTCGGTCTAGTTCCTTCGCGGTGGCCTTTATCTCTTTGACGACCTGGGCGAGGACGGGCAAAAGGTAATCCTTATCGGGATCGGCGGCGTCGGCCTGGAGCTGTCGCTTACGATAGTCCAGGGCGGGCAAGCGAGTTGTCAGGGCGGCGATACGCAATTCCAGTTCGTCCCGCGCCTTGCTAGGGGGAAGTACATCGCGTGGCCGAAGCTGGCCTAGCGTCCGGAGCATGGCGCGCTCAAACGCCGGATAGGCGGTGCCGCGGCCGCTCTTGGCGTCCTCGCCGAGCCGGGAAGCCACCAGGTAGCGGTAGGTGCGCCGGGCATTCTTCGGCCCTCCCTGGATGGGCTTGACACTCATGCGCTCATGGCTGATCCCCTCGTAGACCAACCCGGTAAAGAGGTTCGCCTCGTGCTCGCCGGGACGGCCGCGGGCCAGCTTGCGACCTTCGACGGCGGCCTGTGCGAGCTGCCATTCTTCCTCCGTGATGACGGCGGGGTAATAGCTGCGGACAGGGTCTCCGACGTTTTTCATCCGATACCCATTGCGTCCTTGCCGCGGCTGCCATTCGCCGAGCACGGCGCGGCCCCTGAGGATGTTGCGCACGGTGGCACGAAGCCACAGTCCTTTCCCCCATGCCGGATGTTTGTCTGCGTGTGCGCGCAACCATTGCGTGATCCGCCCGGCTCCCATCCCCTCCCGCGCCAAGCGGAACATGGTCCGCACTGTCTCCAGCCCATCGGGGATAATCTCATAGCCACCGCCAGCGAGCCGGAGCCAGCCGGGGCACTTCCGGCCAATCGGCCGCCCTTCGAGCTGGGCGCGGGCCCGGCGTCGTTCCCACTTGTCCTTGATGCGCTCGGCCAGTTTCTGCGACGCCTCATGTGCCACATACATATGCAGCAACGGCTCGATGGTGCCGAGCAAGGTCTTCAGGCTCTCCGGGCTGTAGACACGCTCAGGCATTTCGGTAGCGATCCAGATATCGGCGCGGAGGATGGATTTGAACAAGTCATGCGCCTCGTCTAATTCCTCGCGGGAGAGCCGGTCCAGGTTCTCGATGATGAGCACGGACCCCTTGCTGATGCGGCCGCTGTTCATCATCTCCAAGAATTGCAACAGTTGGCCTTTGCCGCGGCGGTGATCGCCATGATAGCCGGAGCGGCCCCTGTCCGTGAATCGCAAAGTATCGTCCAGGGTCCAGCCGTTGCGTTCACAGATCCTAGCCGCGAAGTCGGCCTGGCGATCCAGACCATCGCCCTTTCGCTGTTTCCGATCCGAAACGCGCTTATAAGAATAGGCCCGCCGTGGCATAGTCGATACTTCCCCTACGTGCATCAAGGTTTTCATGGTTTCGCCCTCCCGCAAACTTAGCCCAGATTTGCCAAAATGTCAACCACTGCCAGCTATTGTATCCACTTCGTACAAATATGTCGATCCCAGCTTTCCCCTCATCGCAATAAAAAAGCCCGCTGGTCCTTAGGGACCAGCGGGCCTCCTCGAAAGGGACAGCCGCGAGCGCGGCATCGTCGGGCAGCTGCGCGCCGTCGCGGCGGCCGCTCATTTTGGGTGTTTCAACTCGCAGCCGCCGGCAATCGCACCGAGGCGAGATAAGCGTCGAGGGATGCCTTTTCGATCATGGTCCGACGCGCCGTCGGCCTGTATGCGGTGAGGACGCCCCGCCGGATCAGTTGCCTGATGAGTTGGTCACCGAGGCCGGAGTATAGGCATGCCTCGGCGACGCGCATTCGTTCGGGCCATGTTTTCGTCATGTCTGTCTGCTCCTCTGGATGCCCCGCTGGATGCCATATCAGTGTCACTGCCTACATATCATAACGCGTTGGGTGCTTAGAATGGACCACACTCTCCGCAATTCTTGCCGAAAATGCCGGATGCAAGGTCCGGTTATGCGGGCTGGTCCCCTATGTTTTCCTTCCTTCTTGCAAGTTCCTTCTTGCAAGTTCGTCTTTCTTCCTCTACTTGCGTCTTTCTGCCTCTCCTTGCGTCTTGCTGTGTTTCTGGACCGTTTCGGACAGCTCCGGAGGTTCAGCATCTTGGGGGCTTGGGGGATGGATAGGCGCCGGCGCTGAGGCCGTCAACACAAAAGGCCCTGGCAGTCCGCCAGGGCCTTGGTCCGACCGCTTCGCCGTCGTCGCTAGGCCCCACTTCGCTGGGCTCCCCGGCTAGGCCGATCTCGCTGGCTCCCCGCAAGGCCACATTTCCCTTGGCTCCCCTGGTAGGCCGTCGTCACGGCTCGGACCTCCCGCCATTTCGCCGCGGTCGCACTGGCTGTCCCCTGCGTCCGGGGCCGACTACCTTAGTTGATGCGCGAGCTGGTGGATTTATTGACTCGCCCTGGGAAAAAAGCTGGGCAAGTTGCTGCGCACTGACAAGTCGTTGTCAGTCGATGAGCAGGGCCAGGAGACAGGGGGCCACAGCCAGGAGACGGAAACCCGATTCCCGTCTCCCGTCCCCTGTCCCCTGGTGGTCCCTGCCGCTGCCAGGTGATCCGCCGGCGGCGCTCCAGCTCCTGGAGGATTTCGGCTGAGGGCGGATAGGGCGGGTTGCAGCGCTGCCAGCCAGCGGGCGGTAGCCAGCGCAGGTACACGCCGTCCGCCAGGCGCAGCGTGCCGGCCGGGAAGCCGTAGCGACAGAGCACGTAATGCTCCCGGTCGAGCCGGTGCCACTCCCAGACCGGCACGAGCTCACTCGGGGCCCTGCTGGCGACCGCCAGCAGGGCACACGCCGCCAGCAACAGCACGCGCCTCATGGTCCACCTCCTCCTCTTCGCTCTCGCCCACCACCACGCCCGCGCCACCAGCCCCGGTAGCAGCAGCACGAGCAGCAAGCCGAGCCCGAGGGTAATTTCGAGCCAGACACGAAACGTCGCCGGCAGCCTATAACGGACCGGGGCGGATCGCATTCGCCGCTCGCTTCAGAAAACGGACAGGGCCACGCGCTTCCATTGGTTGGCAGCTATGCACAGGTACAAATAGGTGCCATCGGTGGCGAGCATGCCGGGATAGCCGGCCGCGGTATTGGTGGCGGGCACGCCGGCGAGGCCGCCGATGTAATGGTCCGCGAAACCGTCGCCGACAAACAGCTGGTTCGTATCCGTCATCCAACCCGGTTCGCCCTGGCGCAAAGTGGGTATGGTGCCCAGCGGGCCGCGTTTGAACAGGATCAGCGTGCCGGGACGGCCGGCCGCTGCCAGAGGTAACGGGGCCGCGCGCAGCACAACGGCCGCCAGATCGGACGCCGCCGGCTCCACGAAGGCGCGCACAAAGGGCGGCGGCGCACCGCCGGCTATCCGCGGCGGGTTGATGACCGGCAGCGGCCGGCCGATCCAGAGGACGGGGAGCCGGTCGTCATCGCTCGCCAGGATGCGCGGCCGAGGTGCCGGGCCCGGCACGGGCGGCGCCAACAGCGGCAGCAGGCAAACGAGCCCCGGTCGTTCCTCGTCCCAGCGCACCACCACCGGAGTGAACGGCCGCAGCGCCGAGGGCGGCACGATCGGCACACGGGCTTGCACCACGTTGGCGGGCCGGTCCTCATCCCAGCGCAGCACAAAGGGCGCTGGCGCGCCGCCGGCGGCCGGGATGAGCGGAGGCGGCAGCGGGCCGATGAACCCTTGTGGCCGGTCGGGTTCCTGGTCCCTGATCCACACGCGCTTCATGCCGTCGATGGGGACCGCGATCAGCGCCGTGAAACTGGCCCCCATTGCCGCCCAGGATGGGCTATTGGTGATGGTCCAGGTCGCCGCCGTCGCCGATGAGGCCGACGTGTCCTCCACATCGATCGTGGAATTACCGCTCGTGACGCCGGAATAGCGATTCGTGAAGCCCCCGGCATCCGTAATGCTGAAATTCATTCCGGGCTGGCCAGCCGCGAGCACGCCCAGAACAAGCTCGCCGTTGCCGCTGACGGGGATGCTGCCGGTGGTCGGGCTGTTGCTGGTCCCCGTCGCGGAAGACGACGCATCGAGCGGACTGCCGGTGTAGAGGCCGGAGTATTCGGCAATGCCAGCGCTGAGAGGGCCCGACGTGGCGCCGGTCGAGACGGTGACCGTGTTGGCCCCCGAGCTGGTGAGCGCTCCGTAGAATATCTGGACCTGCCGGGTGCCATTGACGACCGGACTGGCGACAGCCGTATAGGTTGTGCCCAGCGTGTCGGAGACGCCGAAGGTGAGCGCCACGGCGTTGTCGGCCGTGATCGCCACGATCACGACGTTGCCGCTGGTGACGTTGGAGCTGAACGCCGTCGCCAGAGAGGCCGTGTTCTGGTTCTGGCTGCCCGTCGATTGTACCGGGGACCAGGGCATCGGCGCACCCACTTAGACGAGGATCAGGAGGCGGCGTGGAGCTGCATCACTCCACGCCGCGACAGGCCGACTACTCTTCGCAATAGAGGACCACGGCCACCGTCTCGTTTTGCACGCTGGTCAGGCGCAGCGCGAACACGGTGCCTCCTTTGAGGACGATGTCGTCTTCGCTCGGCGGCCAGATTTCCCAGCCGCTTTGCGGATGGACCTCCTTGACCTCCTCGGTCACGCCGCTGGTATAGGTTGGCTCGGCCGTGTAGTTGCCGGCGACGGTGGACTGAATCGTCTCGCCGATGTCGCCGTCCGACTTGGTCGTCGTGACCGTGCCGGCCGTGCCGCCAGTGATGGAGTTGGCACGAATGTACTCGACCTTGACAGGCGAGTCCGTATTGGACGTGCCTTTGCCCCAGATCGAAATGCCACGGATCTTGACGCGCTGGTTAGCCGGCGCGCTGATCGTGACCACGGTTTTCGCCGTGGAGGTGATGGCCACCTCGCCGGTGGCCACGCGATACTTCAAACCAGCCATTAAGCTCCTTTCTACAGGAAAAACAGAGAGACTCGTTTGCTCCCTAAACCCAGGTGCCGCCGTCAATCGTTCCCGACCCGCCTCCGCCTCCGCCACCGCCACCGATGGCGAGCCAGGACGGTGTCGGGTAGGACGTGCTGACATACAGCGTTTGCGACAAGGGATCGAAAAGGACAGCTCCTTGCGGCGCCGCAAACGCGGGGGTGCCGCTCACCAGCTGGAAGCCGCCGCCGAGCAGTTTGTTCTGGCCATCGTGGCTGCCAAGAAACAACATCGTGAACGTGCTGCCGCCGGAGATGATCCCGCATTCGCAGGGTTGCCCCTCGGGAAGGACTATCGGGTTCGGCGGGTAAGGCCCGCGGCGGATGCGGATCGTCATACCGGCCCCTTGAATGGTCCGATGACACCATAGGTATGAGCGCCCACCTTCAAGGTGGCGCTCCAGGGCAGGAGCGACAGCGAGAAGGAATTGCCCGCGATCAGCACGGGCGAGCCAGACGAGGGCGACGCCTGCTTGCTGTGGAAGTTCACCTCCGTCAGGCTCAGGTACAGGGGCACAACCTGGCTCTCGCCGAGGGCAGGCTCCCCGAACCCTCCGGCCGGCACATAGGCGGCAACGAGCAGCTCCGACACGTTCAAGCCGGGAAACGAGGCCAAGGATCTGCCATCCAGCGGCGCGCCATCCGCGTCATTGGTATTCACCGAGCTGTAACCCGAATAAGTGACGCCGTTCCATTGCAGATAAATCGGTACGGAGTAGCCGCCGGCGGCGAGCGGATTCTGGTTCGCATCGTAGATGATGCTGCCCTGCAACGTGTTGCCCAGGTCCGTCAGGGCCAGGTTCCACAGCGGATTGTTCACCCCCGCGGGGTTGACATAGACCACGGGCGAGACCACTACGGCGATGCTGACATAGAAACTGTTCAGGTTGTCGATCTCGACCAGACCCTCGAAGAACGGTGGGGCTGGGTGCAGCCACGGATAGCGGTCGGTGTTCGGGTTGGGGTGTTTGGGCAGCGGCATTACCAGTAGCTCCCATCGTCGGGACCATTGCCGACCGCCACGCACACGCCATTGACGAACACGCTGCCCACGCCATCGGGACCGGAAGCGCCCAGATAGAGGCCGCCGGCGTATTGTGTGCTGGACGGCCCCGCTCCGATCAGTACATCACCCCCGGCGACCTCGATGAAATTGCTGCCGACAATGACCGAGCTCGTCGTCATGAACGAAGGGTTCGTGAAACCGTTGCCGGCAGGCGTGAACGCGGCGTAAGGTTGGCCCACGTAGCCCGTCAGCGTGCTGGGCGTCACGTCCGTGTGTATCGTCGGCCAGAAGCTGATTTCCCAGACCGGCTTGCCCGACGATGTTTCGGTGGCAATCTGTCTGGCCAGGATCGGGCTGGCCGTGGGCACGCCAATAGGGACGCCGTTCGGATAGACGCACCAACCGTTCTGCCCGGTCCCGCCCGGAACATAAGAGAGCGCCGGGTAGGACGTGAATGTCCCCACCGAGGTCGTCACGGTGCTGGACGTAGCCGACCTGATCGTAATCAACACGTCCTCATCGCCGGCGGCCGCTGACATGCTCCAGATAGTTTGACCGTTGAGATCGGCGCCGACGCAGCGGGCCAGATAGCGCTGAGCGCTCGCGACCGGCGACCCGTTGGCATCGAGGTACCACACCGAATTCTGCGGGGCCGTGCCATCGACCCATTGCCCCAGCCCCGAGTCGAAATACGACCACACGGCCGGGTAGGCCTGGATGGTGTGGCTGTTGGGCAGATTGACCGTCTGGGCCGTCGTCGAGGTGACTTTGATCCAGTTGAGCGGGGCCGCGCCCGGTCCGCGCGGCCCCTGCCTCTGTCCGTCGCGGCGCGGCGGCAGGGCATCGACCCGGTCCTCAGTGGTGAGCAGCCGGTCGAGACTGCGGTCGGACAGGACAAACGGCTTGTCGCCCATTACTGTGCATCTTCCCGGAGCGTCAGTCGGGCGGCGACGCCTTGCGGCTGCGTGCCGGTGTTGTGCGTCACCGTGACGACCACTTCCAGCCAGTCGCCGGCGACCAGCGCGGTGCTGGTATAGCCGGCGGCGCTCTTGAGCGTGCGCGCCGTGTCCGTGCTGGCCAGGCTGATGGCACTGGTCAGGATGGAGGTGCCATTCTTTTTCAGGTCCACGGTGCAGGTGTCATTGCCGGTCAGGGGCGTGACCGCTCCGGCGGCGAAGTCCACCACGGTCGCCGTGCCTCCCTTGACGACGTGCAGGGTCCGCGTTTCCGTCACGGCGTTGACGCCGCTGGCCTGCTGGTAGACCGGCTCGTATTGGTGCTGGAGCTTGGACGCCTGCACGCCGGCGGCGCCCAGCACGGCGGCATCACCGATCGAGCCGACCGGCGGGGTAAACGACTTGGCCGACAGATTGCCGGCCACATAGAAATCGCTGTTCTGAATCGTCTGGCTCATTCGCCTCCCGATCTAGGTGATGCTGCTGGGCAGATTGAAGACGCTGAACGGCAGCCAGTTGTAAGGCCGGAAATGGAGAAAAACGGGCGTCAGCCCGATCATCGCCGTCGCCGCGGCGTTCGTGCCGGAAACTCCGTTGCTGCCGGTGATCGTCACGGTCGGGGCGCTCGTATAGCCCGAGCCGCCGTTCGTGACCAGAATGGCGATCACCTGCTGATTGGCGGGATCGTAGGGCTTGTTCTGGTGCATGGCATCGTTGGCCGTCACGGCGATCGCCGTCGCCCCGGAACCGCCGCCGTCGGAGAAGCTGACCGTCACCCCACTGTTGCGCACGTCATAGCCGGACCCGCCGTTTGTGACCTTGACGTTGGTCACGGAGTTCGTCGTCTGCTGTTTGCCGGTGCCGTCGAGCAGCACCGGATCAGCGGGCGGGTTGCCCTGATAGTCGAGGATCAGGCGCGGCTTGCCATTGGCGTCGAGCGCATAAAAACCGCGATCCAGAATGTGGGTGTCCCAGCCGTACCATTGCGTGCCCTGGATCGTCACGAAGTTGCGCAGCTCGAAGGTGTATGTCAGCTTCCAGTAATAGCTGTTGTTTTCGTACATGCTCTGGGCTTCGATCTTCACCTTGCCAGTGCCTGGTGGAAAACCCAGAAAACTGTCGCTATTGACCGCATCCTGATAGGACAGGATCGTCAGCCAGTCCGGCGACGACTCATTCCGTTCGACCGTCAAGACAATGCGCGTATCGTCGGCTTCGGGCAGGGGCGAGAATGGCGCGCCGGCCGAGGTGACGACGGGTTGTCCCCAGGCGTCATGATCGAAGACGCGCTGCACGCGCGACGTGCCGACGCTGAAGATCGGCGGGCGCGACAGCGGGTCCTGCTGCTCCTCGGTGCGCTGCTGCACGTCATACGGCTCGGAGCTGTACTCGCAGCGCACCGTCCAGAAGAAGGGATTGTCATCCTCCTGCTCGATGCGGATATTGCGGAGGATAGCGCCAGTATCCACCGCGTTGCCGTTGGCATCGACATAGCTCGCCAGCAGACCAGGCAAGCCCGTCTCCGTGAAAATCTCCGCTGGGCCGTCACCGGAATTGTTGGTGATCGCGCGAAAGACGCGCTCATACTTTCGCATGGCCCGGAGGTTGTCCAGCTCCCCGCGCCGGCCGTTCCAGATTTCCTGCCAGTCGATGATCGCCATTAAGCCAGTTGGAAGAGTCCCCCGCGCACTGCGATCGCGATGTCATCGAGCCGTTGCTTCTGCTGCTTCTGGATCTCAATCTGCTGCTTGATGCCGTCCTTCAACGCATCGACGCCGCTCTGCGACTGGTTGCCGAACTGGGCTTTCGCGATCGCCGTGAACGCTTCTTGCGAGCCGAAGTCGGCGCTGCCGGCCATCTTGAATTCGGTCTGCGAGGCTTTCACCAGCTCAGCAGTCGCGGCCCCGATCGCTCTGGCGTAGGTGTCCCACTGGATGACGCCGGCGTTGAGCAGCTCGTTTAGCTCGCCGATGCGGTCCTGGATTTTCTCCAGCGGCGAACGAAACTCCTGAGTCACCTTCTGGCCGCGCTCGAACAGCTCGAAGAGCCGTTCCCAGTTGCCGTCCTTTCCCTTCGGCCCCTCGGCCATGCGTTTCTTGGCATCCTCGACCTTGCGCGCGACGCCAGCAAAAAACTCATCAACGGACTGGAAGGCGCTTTTGTCATTGGCCCACTTGTCCAGGAACTCCCTGCGCGTCGCGTCGATGTCCTGCCAGATCCCCTGACTGAAGGATTTGACCGATTCGGCAGCTTGGCGGAACTTGTCGCCGCCCATCGCGTCGGGCAATAGGGCGCCAGCTTGGAGCATCACACCGAGCTGCTCCACGAAGACCGCGACCATCGCCTGAAAGCCGACCTTGAGCATCGTCCAGACGATCTGCAACCCTTTCCACGCCTCGACGGCCACCGCGCCGCCATAGGCAATCACCTTCGCCGCCGTCAGTGCGAATTGGCCGACGCTCTTGGCATTGACGCCCGCCTGTCCGAACTGCTCCGCCAGGGCGACGACAACGGGAGACATCTCCACAGCGACCGATTGTTTGGCCGCCGTCATCCAGCGATTAAGGCTCTTCATCGCCATTGTCGCCTGCCGCACGTTCTCGGCGTCAACCGCCGAGACGGCGAGGCCCATCTCCCTGGCCTTCTGCTGAAAGTCCTCCAGCCCCTTCGAGCCGCGGGCGAGCATGGGCAGCAACTCCGCCCCGCGCTTGCCGAAGATCGAGAACACGGCTACGCCCTTGGCTGCCTGATTGTCGAGACGGTTGATCGCGTCGGCGATCTGACCGAACGCCTGATCGAGCGGCATCTGAGCGAGCTGCTTGGCGTTCAGCCCAAGACGAGCGAACGTGACCTCAGTTCCCTCGCCCTTCGCGGCGGACTCACCCAACTCCTTTTGGAGCCGGAGCATCGCCGTGGCCATCGACTCCGACGCTGGCCCCGCGGCGAGCATAAAACCGGCCATGCGCTCGATGTCGATGCCGAGCTTGTCGGAGGTGATGCGCATCTCGTTGATGCGCTCCGACCCTTCCTTGAACCATTCGGCGAAACCGCCAACCGAGGTCGGAAAGGAAGCCAGCGCGCCGCCAATAAGGGGAATGCTGCCGAGGAGGGATTTGATCGGGCCGAGAACCGTATCGACAATGCCTTGCAGCTTGCCGAGTCCGCCGGAAGCGAGCTTCGCCCAGGTGCCGGGGTTGAAACCACTTCTGCCGATGCGCTGCATGGCCTTCTCGGCGACGGACAGGCCGGCGACGAACTTGCTAGGGTCCGCCACCAGTTGCACCGCCAAGCTCGCAATCGTTGCCATCAGCCACTTCTTCTGCTAAACTCATCCTAAGCAGCGCCACATGCCTTTTCCGGGGACCATCTCATGTCCAAAAAGGCCAAGACTCACCCAATCACCTGCTGTGCGGCCATTGCGTTCGGCCTTTGCGTCGTAGGTTTCTTCGCCTGCGGTGGAATCCTCAGCAGCGTCTTTACCGGCAGGTCACAGCCGCCCCGGACGACGCAAGCGGCATCACGCGAAGGACCGGCCATCAATGCCATGCCCCCGGCTCCAGAACTCCAGCAGGCCACACCTATGCCAATCTTGGCTCAGCAGCCGGCGAAGCGACGGCCGCAATCGCTGGAAGGCGATGGTCCGGTTCACGTCAAAGGGTACGTCCGGAAGGATGGCACCTACGTCCGGCCACACGATCGAGCATCTCCCGGAGTCGGCAACAGTCATCGCCGGCGGTGAGTGAGGACAGGTCATCGTGTCCCCATTAGCCGCGACTGCGGTCCCATTCGCAGGGCGAACGCCTCGGCCAGCGCCCGCATCTGATCCGGCGTCTGCTGCTTGCTGCCCCAGTAGTCCGGCAGGAAGTCCTTGACGGCTGCCTTGCTTTTGCCCTTCTCTCGCCACTGGTTCGCCAGGACAGCCGCCAGCAGGGCCGTCTGCAAGTCCCCACGCACTTCGCCCCACGGCTCAACACTGTAGAGCGCTTCCCACTCGGCCAGCTCGGCCGCGTCCAATGTGGCCAGCAGCTCGCGGATGCTGCGGCCGAGCGTGCGGGCTAAGACGAACAGGAAGCGCCGCCGGGGGCGCTCGCGGAGTTTTTTGCCAGCTCCTCCACATCCTGCGTGCTGATCTTGTTGAGCCGGCTGGCGGCCTCGTAGACGCGATCCAAGGCGGCAGAGGACTTCGCACCGAGGGCTGCCACATCGGCATCGCTGAATAGCCGCTGCCCCTGCTCATCGCAGATGGTGCGAGCGCACAGCCTGGCTCTCGTCTGGTTGAGCGCGTCCATGTTCGGCGCCGTCCGTCCCTTGGACTCGAAAATGACGGACTCCGACTCGAACGCATCACGTTCGCTGCCGGTCATGGTGCGGACGAACAGCTCGCCGCCCCACTCCGGCACGGGCACTCGCTCGCGGGGCAAGTCGTTGGCCTGCAAAATCTGTTCGCGCGTCAGAAGCATTGTCCCTCCCCAGGGATGCCAATTTGGTCAACTCGACGGACTAGCTGCCCTGAGTGAACACAGGCAGGCCGGACACCTTCAGGGTGACTTCGTTGGTGATGATGTCATCCTCGGGGAAGGGGCCGCCGATATCGGTCCAGTGCCCATTGCCCGTCAACGTGGACGCCGTGATCTCACTCCCCACCAGCGGGAAGGTGATCTTCCAGCCCATCAGCGACTTGCGGACGTTGCTGACGAACAGGTTGTATTGCGCCTTGGTCCAGTTCAGCTTCAGAGTGATCTCGCCGGCGTCGCCCAAGCCGGGCACGAACTCACGGAAGGCCGAGGGGCTACTCAGGTTGGTCCGGTCGGAGCTGCTGATCTTGATGCCGGGGAACGACAACTCCTTGACCTCGGCTTGCGCCACAAACGTCGTGCCGCCGGCGGGGTCCACGGCGAAAGCGGTCGAATAACTATGAACGCCGGTCGAGTTGGCCATTAAGCCTCACACGTCCTCGAAGATGATGTCGAAATCCATCGCCACGTGCGGCACGCCGACCTCGTCGCCATGAACAGGCCGCTCGCGAACGTCCACGACGCTCGTACAAAAACAGGCCAGGATCTTGACGCCGCCCACCGTGCCGCGAAACCCGTCCAGCTTCGGGGTCGTCTTCGTGCCGCGGATGGCGTCGGCCAGCGTTTTGGCGTCCGTGTAGTTGGCGGCCCAGCAGTCCAGCGTCACTCGTGCCCAGCTCGTGCCGGACAGGCCGCCCAGCGACTTGACCGTCTGCTGGCCGGTGCGGTAATAGGTCACCGCGGGTAGCCCGCCGCCCTGCAGGATCGACTGCGGATAAATCCGCGGCCCGGCCATCCGCGCCACATCCGGGTCGGCATCGAGATACGCCACCAGGGCCGCCTCGGCACTCACTTCTTGCCCCCTAGCGCCTTGGCCGCCTTGTTCAGCTCCTCCGCAATGAGCTGGTACATCGTTGCGATCACGCGCGCTTTTTCGCGCTCATAGGCCGGTCGCAAGAAGGGCCGCGGCGGCACGGACTGGACGACCCTGCCGTAAAAGGTCGCGCCGTCGGACAGCACCCTGGCCTTCTTCACCTGCACGCTCGCACGGCCGAACTCGACCAGGTGGGCATACTTGCTCGGGTCCTGTCCACTGTCCTTGATCTTGCGCCCGAAGGCCGTCTGCTTCTTGCCCTGCCTGGTCTTCTGGTAGCCGGTCCGCGGGCCGATGACCGCCACCACGGCCCCGCTGCCCCGGTAGGTCTGGATGCGCACGGCCAGCGATCGCTTGAGCATGCCCGTCCCTTGCGGCACCAGCGCGCGGGCCGCGTCGAGCACCAGCCGGCTGCTGGCATTGACGGCCTTGCGGAGGATCGTGTTCCGCACGGTGCGCGTCATCGCGCCGAGGTTTCGCAGCGCCTGCTCGACGCCGGTCAGCCGGGCCTTGACGGCGAACGCCATTCAGTGCTGCCGCCACAACAGGGACAGGATGGCCGCCACGCTGGCCGACCAGGCCGCCAGCGAGATCAGGGCGCCGATCAGGTTGGGAGCGTGTTTACGCATTGAGCGGTTGCTCCAGACACAAGAGCTCCAGGGTGCGGTTGCGCTCCTCGACGTTGAGGACCGCCACGATATTGAGCTGTCGCCCGTCGAAGCCCAGCGCCTTGGTCGCATCGACGCCGTTGCGATAGCGGATGCGGACCGCGTGCGTCACGTCCGCCTGCACCTGCTGCGCCTGCCACAGCTCCCGGCCGGACAGGGGCCGGATCGAGGCCCAGATTTTCGCTTCCTCGCTGAAGGCCAGCGCGGCCTCGCCGAGGCTGTTCCGCGCCTCCTCAGGCCCGGTCGGGGCCAACAGGCTCACCCGCTTGGGTCGCGGCCAGCCCTTCCAGGTCGGCATGCCGGCTTGCATGGCTCACTTGTACTCCGCGTCCCATTCGCTCATTACCAGGTTGCGCACGCCGTCAGACATCTGCCCGGCTTCCTCGCGATTCTCGTACCACTGACCGACGAGCATCTTGATCGCCGTCTTGATCGTGTCCGGCACGCTGGCGTCGCTGCCATAGCCGGCCGTGAAGGTGATCTTCACGGAGGCCAGTTGCTGCCGGACGATGGGCCAGATATTGCCATAGCTCGGGGCGACGCGGCCGGGTTCCGTGCTCGTGTCGAGGTTGTAGGTCGCCGGATCGACTGTCAGCAGTTGGCCCGTGGTGCCGTCGTAGTAGGTGATCGACGCGACCGACACCAGGGGCGGACGCGGCAGCCGAAAGCTGGCCCGGTCCGGATACCACTGGCCGGAAAGCTGCGTCACCGGCAGCCGCTGTTGCCAGATGGCGTCCGAGTTGTATTGCCACACGGCCGAGCTGCTGTAGCGCGGGAAGCGATCGTAGGTGGCTTGCAGCACCTGCGTCACCAGCGCCCGGTCGAAGGTCTGCTCGATCAGCCGCCGCGCCGCCAGCCCCAGCGAGGCGATGAGGTTGTCATCGTCGCTGATGTCCTGACGGAGCCACAGCTTCAGGTCCGCCAGGCTGACCGGCTCCACGGCGGGCGGCGTGACGACGACCAGGCCGGTCGGCATTTCTCCCCCTCAGCCCAGAAGTCACCGGCCAGCTGCCCTTGAACTGAATGTCGGCGCTGTTGAGCGGCACACCCGCCTCCCGAATTAACCGTAATCGGCCGTCACCAGGCGACGGCTGACGTAGGCGTAGGGCAGCGTGGCCCCCTGGATCATGATCCAAAAGCCCGTCTTGGCCGTGTCGGTGATTTGCACGACGATCTGCCCCGAACCGTTGCTCTGCACGTACAGCGCCTTGCTGGTGACGTAGACGTTCAGCTGGGTGCCGGTGGTGATGGCGATGCCGCCCGAGGGCGTCGTCGCCGTCACGCCGATGCCCGTGGCGGCGTCGGACAAGATCACGTCCACATCGAACGGCTGGCCCGTGACGGCCTGGCCGCCGTTGTCCTGCAACGTGATGGTGATGTTCGTCACGTTCGCGGCGCCGGCGGCGATGGCAAACGCCACCTTCTGGGCGAGGATGGTGCCGTTGACGGCGGCCAGGCCGAACTGCGATTGCAGGCCGCCCACGTCGGTCACTTCCTCGGTGGTGACGGTGTTGTTGTTGAGCGTGGTCCCGGCCGGCTGCTGCTTGATGTAGATCTTGCTCTGGCCGGAATAATTGGTGTCCTGTCCGGTCGCCATGAATCAGCCCTCTCAGCTGGAGGCCACGAAGTAGCCGACGCCGCCGACCGAGGTGTCCACCACGGTGGGCCGGTTCTTGGAGCGGTACAGGATGGCCAATACGCCATCGAAGGCCGCGTTGGCCGTGGCGATGGTGATTTGCAGGCGGACGAACTCCTTCTGCGGCAGGGCGCAGTCCACCAGGAAGACCTCGTTGCTGCTCAAGCCGCCCACATCGGTGAAGACCACACCGGCGTTGCTGGCCGACTGCGCGACCGTGGCATTGGCGGCGTTGGTCTGGCTGACTGCGGCGTAAGAGGCGGTGACGTTGGCCATGCCGCCCGCCGCGTTCGTGCTGTTGTCCTGCACGGTGGCCGTCAGCACCGAGCCGGCCGTCATCGTGTTCAGCAGCACGACGAACATCACGGCATCGTAGCCGCCGGCGCCGGCCGAGCCGCCCAGGTCCACGATCGACGTGCTCAGGGTCGTCTGCGAGGCCGCCACCGCGTTGCTCACGCGGATGGTTTTCGCTTCTTTGCTCAGGTTGTACATGTTTTCTTCTCTCTGCGCTCGCGGCGTTCTCTGCGGTGAGAAATCTGGGTTAGACCGCTTCGATTTCCGGTGTGTCGCCGCCGGCCGGCGGTGCGGCCGGCTCGTAGCGGCAGCGATTGCCCTTTTGGCGCAGCCGGCCGTCCGGGGTGCGCTGGGTTTGCACGTAGACGACCCGCGCCGCCGCATCCTCGGCCGCGTTCGCCCGGGGCAGCTCCTCGCCCTTGATCTCCTCAGCCAGGCCGCGCACGATCAGACGCCGCGCGTCGGCGAGGGCCACCTCGACCTCCTGGCCGCGTTCCAGCGCCCCGTAAGGGTTGGCCAGGGACGCCTTGAGTCGGACCTTGACCGTCTTTTCCCGTTCGGCCGCTGCCGCCATGAGACCCTCCCGTTAGTGCACGAGGTACTTGATCGGGTGCGTACCGGCGTCGAGCAAGTTCGCGTCCGAACGCATGAACATCAGGAACGCTTCCTGATCGCTGTCAGCGAAGCGCTCGACCAGCCGCCGCATGCGGACCTGCGACACGTCGCGGACGACGTACTTCTTGAGCGCGCCGTAGACGACCGTCTTGTTGCCGCTGGCGATCGTCGAGGCCATCGACTGGTTGATGTAGAAGGGGTCGCCATCGATGGTGTCGGGAACGCCGCCGGCCAGTCCGGACTGCCACAGGTAACGGCCGGAGCCGTCCTTGAGCAGCTTGATCGACTGCAAGATCAAATCATGGAACGTCCAGCCGACGCCCGGCTGCGAGCGATAGGCCGGATCGACCGAGTGCTTGAGCTTGTACAAGTCGTCGCCGCCGATCGCCGTCGAGCTGGCCGCCGTCACGCCGGACGTCGCCCCGATGAGATAGCCCTGCGGCTGGCTGGCCCCGCTGCCGGTGGTGAAATGGTCGGCCTGGATACGGCCGATGCGGATGCCCAGGAGCTGGCCCAGGGTCGCCGCCAGGTCAAAGGCCGAGTCCTCCATCAATTCGACCGGCACGAGCACCATCTTGGACGTGTACTTGTAGGCGTGGAACACGACCTGCTGGAACGTCACGTCCTGCTGGCCGACCGTGGCGTTCTCGACGAGGATGGCGCCCTTGTTGGTCGTATCGTTGACCGTCGGCCAGGGCAGGTCCTGACCGCTGGCCGTGCGCATGACCGTGGCCCATTTGCGGACCTCGGCGTAGGCGAGCAGGGCGATCTCCAGGTTGTTGACGAACCCTTCCGGCACCGTGTAGCCGGCGGCGGCATTGGCGTTGAGGGCCAGGGCACGGTGCTCGGCGGCCATCTTGAGGACGGAGCGGTAATCGCGCGGCAGCCCCAGGCCGATCTCGCGGCGCTTGGGGTTCATGCCCGTCTTGCGGCAGGCATGGCGGTGATACCACTTGAGCGGGCGGCCGGTCTGGGCCCGGCACCAGGCTTGCAGGGCGTTGCAGCGGTCCTCCTCGGTGATCGAGGGGGCCAGCCAGCCCAGCTCGCGCTGGCGCTTGGCCTGCAGCCGTTCCTGCCGCTGCTGGTGCTTGGCGTCCTTGTCGCGCTTCTTCTGCTCGCGGGCCGGATCGTAATTGGCGGGGATGGGCAGATCATCATCGACCGGCTGACGCAGCTCGCGGTCGATTTCGTCGGCACGCTCCGCGACCGTCAGCCGCGTCCGCAGGACGTCGTACTCCTTGTTGACCTTGTCCCATTGCTCCTTCTCCTCGGCGGTGAAGTCGGGGTGCTGATCGGTGAGCAGGTCGCGGAGTTCGCCGATGCGCTTGACGAGCGGCAGGGCTTTTTCGCGGAGGGCCTTGACAGATTCGGGCATGGCTATCCTCGGGTCGTTGTTCGCCGGGGATGGCCCAAAGAGACAGCGGGCGCCTCCCGGCGAAAGTCCGGTGGACTGTTCGCCAGCAAACGCCCGCTGCATGGTCAGCAGACGACTTGCGTCGCCCCGCGGTGACTCGGTCGAATGGTCGGCGTCGATGCCGCAGGGGTGTGTCGGATTGTCGGCGCCGGCGCGGCTCTATCGCCGCCTCGGACGCCAGGCTCATAACCAATGTCGGCCCCAGGTGCTGCCCCTGGCCACCGGGGTAATGAGCCCCGGCTGAGCACTGGCCCGGCCGCCTTTGCCAGGAGCGGTGCCCCTTTACCTACACTAGACGTTTAGCGCGCCCTCCGTGTCCCACCCCAGCGCCGAATTTTACAGCCCCAGCTCGGCACAGCGGGCGCGGACGAGGGCTTGCATGCGCGTGATCTGCCCAGCCAGGCTCTTCTGCCACGCCTCAAAGGCGGCCCGAGCCTCGGCGGTGTCGCCGGCGGCCCGGACGGCCGTGGTGGTGCCGTCATAGGCCGGATACACCACTGGGCCGACGTCGTAGAGCTGCACGTCGTAGATCTCGCGCACGTAGGGCTGCCCCTTCTGGGTAGGCTTGACGTACTGCTCGCGGACCACCGTGAAGGCGAACGACGAGCCGGACACATCGCCGCGGCGAATCGCGCTGAGCACGCCCTGGGCCAGCGGTGCATCCGGGTCCACGCGAATCTCGTAGCGGAGCCCGCGCGCGTCGGCGGCCAGCGTCATCGTGCCGGCGACGTTGCGGCCGAGGATTAAATTCGGGTCGTGATTGAACAGGGCCCGGACATCGCACTCGCGACAGGCCCGGTCAAAGCAGCCGGGCATGAGCCGTTCCATCAGCGTGCCGTCGCCAAACAGGTCGTACTCCGTCCCGGCATCGCCGGCGACGTAGTAGACCGCCCCATAGCCGGCGATGATCGGCGGATCGCTGCCGCGCTGCTCGACGCGGACCTCGCGGCCCTCGCGGCCCGTCAGGAAACGCCGTTCCATTTCCGTCCTCGCTTTCTGCGGCTGGCCCCTAATTGCGATTGTACAGGTCGCGGATGGGCACATTGCCGGGCAGGGCCAGGCCGGCCTGATAGTTGACGATGGCCTTCACGGCTTCGGCCAGCATGATGTAGCAGGTCTCTTTTTGGTCCATCGGGGCCGCTAATTTCAGGTGCCCCTGCCCGTCCCATTGCAGGGTGATCTGACCCGGTCTCAGCATGTCAACCTCCCCGTAGCAGGCCCTTCGCGTCACCCGCGACGACGTATGCCTTCGTCTTGCTGATCGCCCGCAGGTGCTTCGCGCTCAGCCGATGGTGCCCGTCGTAGACCCACAACAGCCCCTGGCACTGCACGATGTAGGGCCGGTCGTCCGGCGAGCCCTCGATGTTGAACGGATCGACGGGCGTCGTCTCGTCCTTCAGATGTTGCCGCAGCACGTCCTTGATGACCCAGTCCTGGGTGGCGATCAGCTCGCGGAGGCGGACCTTGCCCTTGACCACCTGGTCCGCCGCCCACAGATCGCGCAGCCGTTCCGCGGTCAGCAGATAAGGCACCTGCTGATTGACGGGGAACGGCGGCAGGATCGTGCCCGCGCGGCGCTCGGGTATTTGCTCCAGAATGGCCAGGGCGTCCTCAACCGAGCGACCTGGCTCATCGACGGCGCGCAGCAGTAGCTCACCGGCGAGCTGCCGCGGCGTCTGACCCTCCCAGCGCGTGCAGAACGCCTCGACCGCCGCCTCCAGCTCCCTGGCCCTGGTCGCTCCGGCCAGGGTGAGCAGCTCGGCGCGGAAGGTGCCGAGCAGCTCCTCGGTCACGGCCGCCGGCGAGCGGATTTCGTCGAGCAGGACCGCGCCCGCCGTGACCGCCGGGGCCAGGGCCGCGGCGATGACCTCGCGATGTTCGCCGTCGAGCTGATCGAGCCAGCCCAGAAATTCGCCCGGCTTCTTCGCCGCACGCCGGGCGTGAAACGCCAGCCGATGCGCCATGCGGGCCAGAGCATCCGTGAGCAGCTCGCGGTGCGCGTCGATCAGCCGCAGCGGCACGGCGCGATCGGGCGTCTGGCCGGGGTCGGGCCCCGGGTCCTCATCGCCCGCGCCGCCCTGGTCGGCACCGTTGCTCAGGTTCAGGGGCGTCAGGTAATCGTCGCCACCGTCGCGCGGGTTCAGTCCCTCCTGGGCGCGGACCTCGTTGGGAGAGAGGACCCCATTGGTCAGCATCGCCGTGTAGTAGGTGGTGCGCGCGCCCAGGTTCGCGCGCAGCAGGCCCGAACGGTCGAACTCGACGGTGTGGCTCAGGCTGTCCTTCTCCTCTTCGGAGAGCAGCTTGTCCCACGCCTCGGCCTCCCAGGCCGCCAGCCAGTAGCCCAGGCCGTGCCCATCGTCGAGATACGCCTCGTTCTCCTGCTCCAGCGAGTTGTAGCTGGTGCGGGAGCTATCGCCGACCTTGTGCGGCGGCACGCCGAAGAAATTAGCGACCTGGAGGCGCGTGAAACCCTTCAGCTCCAACAGCTGCGCATCGCGGGCATTGTGCTGCAAGGTGACGATGTCCATGCCCTCTTCCAAGACGGCGGTCCGATGGGCGTTTTCCAGGCCCGAGTGCATGCGCTCCCACGATTCGCGCAGGTTCTGCTTGGCCTCCGGCTTCAGGCGGCCGGGGTGCTTGAGCACGACGTTCGGGCGCGCATTGTTGCGAAAGAAGATCGAACCGAAGTTCTCGGTCGCCAGGGCCATGCCGCCCGTCTCGCGGATTTTCGAGACGGCCGAGTAACCGACCAAGCCGTCAAAAGACAAACCTTTGAGATGGAAAATGTTTTCGCTGCGGATTTTCCGCTGCTGGGCGTTGACCTCCGTCACGTACCAGAGCGTGCTGTCCTCGCGGACGGGATAGGTCTTCATGGGCGACAGGGGCCACAGCTCCAGCGGCCGCCCCGCCTTGTCGCGGAGGATGTAGGCATAGCCGTTGCCCTCGGAGAGGCCGTGGAAGGTCAGCACCCGCTTGAGCATCAGGGCCATCAGCTCCGGACAGCTCTTGTAGCGGAGCAGCCGATAGGCGTCGTGATCGGTGGCGTGCTGCTTGCCCGTGTCGGTCTTCTGGTACACGCACAAAGGTAGCTTGGCCGCATCGCCGGAGATGAGGTTGACGCAGCGCCAGTAGGCGTCCCAGGTCAGCAGCGTCTCGCGGTTGACGTTGACGCCGGAGCTGGCCCGGAAGCTGCCGAGGCTGTCGAACAGCCAGTCATCGGGAGCGCTCAGCGGCGTGGAGGGGTTCTCCAGCGAGCGGCGAAAGATTTCGGTGAGCAAACCCATTCACTACCTCTCGACTATGATCCCCTCCCCCGAGGATTCGATCAGCCGGCCATCCTTGAGCATCACGGTGTAGCGCGGGCCGCCGGCCGTGAGATACACCGAGACGATCTCGCCCATTCGCCCCATCTCGCGCGCGTTCGGCGCACAGCCCAGGATGCGGACATGCCTGCGCAGCAGCTTGGTGTATAGGCCAATCACTCGCGGCCGCTTCTGGCCCATGTACGCGCTCCCCAGAGTCCCAGCGCCAGCAGCGATAACCCCAAAACGAGCAAGGCCAGCGGCGGATAAATCCACCACAGGGCCAAGCAGCTCAAGAGCAGCCCCGCACCGGCCGTCCAGTCCCACATCTCTCTCATAGAAACGCGATCCCCTGAGTTTCATAACGGCTCGGCCCCTCAGCGCTGAGTGTGGCTCGGGCCAGCGCCATCAGGGCAGCCACGATGCCGTCGATCTTCCGCCGGTCGCCCTGCTCCGGCTTGACCGGCCGCTTGTTGCCACTGGGGTCCGTGCGCACCTGCACGTGCCCGGCTTGCCACGCCAAAATCGGGTTGCCATTGTTCTGGAGCTTGCCGCCAAGGAGCAGCCGCTCGAACGCCTGGCAGGCCGGGGCGAAATTGCCGATCGTCTGCCCGAACGCGCAGCGCTTGATGCCGAACTCCTCCTCGATCTCCTGAGTGGTTTTCTCGGCGTTCCACGGGTCGAAGGCGAATTCCGCGATGCGGAATTTACGGCCCAGCTCGCCGATGTCACGCTTGACGCAGGCATAGTCGGTGACGTTGCCCGGCGTCGTCCGCAACAGCCCCGCCCGCGCCCAGACGCGATACTGCTCCGGCGCGTCCTTGCTCTGCACCGTCTCCTCCGGCAGCCAGAAATAGCTCAGCAGGCGGTAGAGATCCTCATCCCAGGGGAAGCACAGCACGAACGCACACAGGTCGCTCACGCTGGCCAGGTCGAGTCCGCCATAACAGCGACAGCCGAGCAGATCATCCTCCGCATAGGTCCGCTGGCACTTGGTCCAATCCTCCGCGCGAAGCCAAGGGTTCGTCGAGGTCGCCCAGACGTTGAGCGAATAGCGCTTGAAGCTCGCCTCGGAGCTGGGCAGCTTCTTGGCTTCCTCGACCTCGGCGGCGAAGTCGTCCTCCTTGATGGTCACGCCGAAGGAGGGGTTGGCCCGTCGCCAGGTCTCCGGATCGGTCCAATCGTCGTCGGCCTCGTCCCCCTCGGTACGCTGACAGGCGGCACGGATGTGGGCGAAGGTGCGCGTGTCGATGATTCGACCGCGCAGGATGCCGCGCGCATAGCCGTGCTGCTCATAGCAGACCGAGTGCACGTCATCGCCCGCCGTGGTGATGACGAAAAGCAACGGCTGGCGCCGGGCCCGGCCGGCGTAGCGGAGCGTGTCCCACAGCCGCCGCCCCTTCCAGGCGTGCAGCTCGTCGATAATGATGGCGTGGGCATTCAGCCCTTCCTTGGTCTCCGCCTCGGCCGACAGGGCACGATACCAGCTATTCGTGCGTGCAAAGGCGATGTTGTGCGTGGTCTTGTTGATTTCCAGGTACTTGCCCAGCGACGGCGAGGCCTGCACCATCCGCACGGCCTCGCCGTGGACGATCGAGGCTTGCTCGCGGTCGGTGGCCGCCGAGTATACCTCAGCCCCCGGCTCGCCGTCGCCAATGAGCAGATACAGGCCGATGCCGGAGGCCAGCGTCGATTTGCCGTTCTTTTTGGGGATCTCGATGTAGGCCCGGCGAAACCGCCGCGTGCCATCGGGCCGCACCCAACCGAGCAAGGGCAGAACCACATCATGCCATTGCCACTCCAGCAGCTCAAACGGCTTACCGGCCCACTCCCCTTTGCTGTGGGCGCAAAACGTGCGCAGAAACGTCCGCACCCGCTCGGCGCGGCGGCTATCGACGCGGCAGCCCTCGGCGACGGCCGCCTCATCGGCCTTGGTGCGGATCAGCGATCGCGTCAGGGCATCGATCATTGTGCGATTGCCGCCGCTCCCAGGAATGCCGCCAGCGCATCCTCTCCCGCTGCCGGCTGCGCCTTGATGCGTGTCCGCGCCGCAGGCGTCATGCCGAACTCGGACAGAAACGAGTGCATCTCGCGGAGAGCACGATTGGCCACGTGGAGGTAGGGATTGATCGCGATGGTGTCGCCGGCCATCGTCAATTCGCCCGTCTTGGCCAGGGCCTCCTCGGCACGCACCCAACGCGACCACACCTGACAATAGGCGGCCAGGGCGGCGCGGTCGAGGCGCGAGAGCAGGCCGAGCACGTACAACTCTCGAGCGATGCGCTTCCACTCGCGTTTCGCTTCGGCGTCGAGATGTTTGGGGCACGTTGGCAGCACACGCCCCGGCTGCGGCTCGCCTTCCGGGAGCGGCCGCTTGCCGGGATTGCCGCGCAAAATCTTGAGATGGGTCGGTACTGGTTTTCGGCCTCTCCCCATTGACCCTCCGTCAACACATGGCCAGCGCCAATCGCCGTGGCCGCGGGTACTCGCGGACGATTTCGCCGTCCAGCTCAATGCCGCGCTCCGTGAAGCGCGCGGCCGATTGCTTGTGGAAGAAGGCCACGCCTTCCGCCTGGCACTTGGCGCGCATGTCCCGCGCCCACTGCTTGTCTTCGGGGCGATAATGCGCGCCCGACTCGCCGCCGTAAATGACCTGATGGATGCCGGCCAGGTCCAGCGCGTGGGCCAGCGGGCCGAGCGCCGGTTCGTAGCTGATGAATCGCACCGCCGCCGGGATACGGCGCAGGGTGTCGGCACGCCCGGCGTAGTCGGCGTTCTCGATGGTCGTACCGAGCCAGACATTCGGCCAGCCGGCGCCCCACTCGGGTGGCAGGTTGCCGGCGATGCGCTCGGGCCGCTTGGTCAGGAGCTGCCAGTCGAGCAGGGGAGTGCGGCGGATCAGGTCCCAGAGCTTGCGGCGCTCACGTGTGATGGTGGGATGGTCCTCGAACACATCGCACATCGACGAGCAGAAGACCCGCCGGCTCTGTCCCTCCGCCGCCGCCCGCTGTTGCCACTTCTCCGGCTCCTGCCAGTGCTTGGCGCCGAATGTCCGTCGTGCCTTGCCCGCACCCCAGACGTCGAATCCATACCGCTCGCTGAGTTCGTCGGCGTAGCAGTTCTTACAGCCGGGACTGACCTTGGTGCAGCCCCAGGCGACATTGAATGTGTGGTCCGTCCAGGCGATCAGGGTCTTTTCCGACATAGCTAGTCTCTCTTTTCCAGGCGAATCCCGACGTAGCGGGCGTTGCCATCCGAGACACTCTCCATGGCCGATACAGTTATTAAACCATAATCATAACATCTTGTCAAGCAATATCTTACGGCGAAATCATGCAGCTTGGTTCCCAGGGATTGCGGTAGCTTCAGGCCACCGATGCCTACCGATTCCAGCGCGATGCGGTCCACTTGTCCGCCCCCGATCCGCAGCTGGCCAATCGTCAAAAAGACGGTGGTGGGCTGAGTCAGGTTGGGCAAGAGGGCCAGCCAATGTTTCCACGGACTTCCATACGTATCTATGTCGATGACATTCTGTGTCCAGCCCGGTTGCGCCAGCACCCGCATCGAATCGAGCTTGAGCCGGCCTTGCTTGGGCTTGGTGTCCAGCCCCCAATAACGATCGACCTGGAATTCCTGGCGCAGCTGCCCCCACAGGTGGCCGCTGCCCTGACAGCAGTCGAGTACATCCAGCGGACCCACCGCATGATACTCGCGGAGAAACCAGCGCCGCAACTCCAGCTTGGCGGCCGGATCGTGATTATCCGTCTTGGTCACCATCGCCCACCGTCGATTCGCAGACGATGCCCTCGATAGCCGCCAGTCGTTCTATCTGCTCGGCTATTTCACCGAAGCGAACGGTTGGGATGCCCAGCAACACCCAGGTCATTTTCGGGGGCCGCTGCACATCCACGGGCCTGAGTCTGACCTCGGCCTCCCTTGTCGAGGCCTGCAGCGCGTCCAGCAGTCCGGCGGTGCCCTTCTGCTTCCAATCCTGATCGCCGAGTAGTCTGGCCAACGCTTTCTTGTTCGTCGTCGCCATCGCCGCCAGAGGATCGTGCACTGCCAGCAGCTTGTCCGCTTCCTCGTCCGTCAAATCCGTAATGGCCACATCCCATTCCGCCTCCCCGAATTCCTTCGCCCGCAGATGACCGTCGATGAGGGTGAGCTGACCCCCGTTGCGTGTCGAATGGTACGCCAAGAGTTCCCCAGCCTGGCCGATCTCCGCCAGAACGGCCGCCAATGCCTCCCGCTGGGCCTTGGGGTGCTGCCTCCAGTTAGCAGGGTTCTCCAGGAGGTCGCGTCCGCGCACCTTGCGCCGCTCTACGACGCGGTTGCGCAGGTGTACAGGCATGGTAGGCCACTCCAATTTTGCGGAAAAACGCGAACGGG